GTCCATTTGTGCTCTCTAAAAACCCATTGTTTCGTGGCTTTGGTGCTACACGTGCGCCTTTGCTCCTATTACATGTGGTGCATGATGCAACTAGGTTATCCATGTCCTCACCACCACCATGTTTACGTGGAACAATGTGATCCACTTCATTAGCTAATGCCCGGCAATACTGACAGGTGTATGCGTCACGCTCGAGCACAGCCAGCCTAATCTTTGCCCAGCCTTTGACACGAACACCCATGTTCTAACTCTAACTGCTTACTCAGTCGTTCATTGATTGATTTAAGCCCATCTATCACTATCTGCATTTGTCTAATGGTTATGGCTATTTTATCGTTATCTGTCATTTGGGACTGTCCTGATTGGCTAGTGGGCAGGGAATGGCTTATGCAGCCACATCCTGTCCGTCATGGTGAGCGGTACTGGTCATGGGTCCGTAAGGACAACTACGCCATTTATTACATCAGATGGGTAGGTCAATCGTGGGTAGTTCGTTTCACGATCACTGATGTAATTCATCCCTGATTTTGTGTATCTGGGCTTTGTGCATGGTCTATTCTTTCCATGCCAACATCACTGCATCTAACGCAGGTTTAGCGCATTTATTAGTGCGCCAGTAGTTATACTCATACCTAGAGGGATTGGGTTTGAGGGAGCCTAGTCCCTCTACCATTTAGTATTAAGTTATGGTCCGTATCGCAATAGATTTTGGAATGATTTCCGTCACGATAGATTCTGATTCTACATACCCTGACATTATGGACGACATGACACGCCGCGCCAATGCCATCATCCGTGAGTCAGCCACTACAGCTCTGAGTCATGGTTGGTGTCCGTTTGATTTTGAGGACGCAACTCCGTCTGCGGATGGGTCAGAATCCTAGATTTAGCGCAACTAATGTAAGCCACTGATTTGTCCTCTAGGCCGCCGTTGGCACTACGTTGAAAGCCCCCGTATTCGGTTCTGATGTTGGCTGTTAAATTACCTCGAGCACTGGTCAGCATTGTTTCAATAACAACATCGTCAGGCACTAAATAGGTCCACATAATTGCCCGGGTTTGGAGTTGTTTGGACACTTTGCACAGGTTCACAATTTTGTCGTAATTGACCAGTAGTTCATTTCCGTATTTGTTTTGTAAATCGTCCAGGCTAATGTTTCTGGTCTTTTGCTCAACCAACATGATCCATTCACCATTGTGGGTAACCATGCCGTCAATGATGCTGGTTGATGTGCGCTTCTTTAGCGGTTCAACCCATGTGTAAACGGGAAATGCGCTAAACCAAATGTCTAGTGTTCGTTGCTCATACTCGAAAGTTTTATCAACCGCGTCTGTGGTCATGTCAATTTGATTTGTAATAGTAAACGACCTCCCCAGTGTAGTTATCAACAATGTGGCGGTTGTATAGCTTCTTTGATGCTGCTAAACCCCGGTATGTTGATCCAGTTTTATTGCACCTTTGGGAATGCCTGTCAATGCAGTAATGCAGGGCATCAATGGCATCTTTAAGTATTTCAAAACCGTCATCGCTTTCATACATGCAACGGCATTGAAATTTGTATGTGTAATGGTATGGCTTTGACCACACCTCGCTTTTACTAATGTAAGTTTCCATTTTGCGGTCCTAAATCAATCGGTGGGCTAATTATTGGTTCCAGTGTTGGACACGGCATTTTTCTTAGACACTCTTTGCACAGATTTACCGTTATTCCGTCTACCTTTATTGAGCTGTGAAGTTCCATGATCCCTTTTAGGGTCCAAATCATGCGTTCCACAGTCATCATTGGGATGTTCTGTAAGGGCATCTGGTTCATCCTCTGCTAGTTCAACAATTTTGCCGATAATGTCGTCTATTTGTTTGGAGTGTTTGAATGTTTGCCTTATCCAGTCCTGCACCTGCATCAGGGCTGACACGTAGCCTGAGTCAATACATTGGGGGCATTTGCGATGGGCTTTCACTAATTGCCCTCCAGCAGCACAATAGTTTCACATGGCCAATATTCCTGACAAACCTTACAAATGAAATGTTTATCAAATGGTGTGGATATATGCAGTTCACGGATGGCGGTTATGCGGGCCACCAAAGTGTCGTTTACCTTTTGGGTTGATTGCATAATGGCAATAGCCCATGATGCGTCACTCACTAGTTGTTCCTCTCGATAGTGATTCCTGCGGCTGAAATGTCGCCTAATGCCTGAAAGTATTGGATGGCGGCTGATGCTTCGGCTTTGTTTAGTTGGCGACCAGATATGCCATGTTCCTCTTTCCAGTCAGCGATAGCCTCACCACCTGCAATTTTGAACAGGAACGATAACTGTTTTTCGGTTGCTTCCGAGACGTTACCGTCTGGGGCCTGATAGGGCTTACTGGCCATTGTGGTGCGTACTGGTTGTGGGCTTTCCTGACGATCAATGGATGCGGCAACTTCCTCCAATGTGGCAATACCCTTTTCCAAACCAATGGACAGGGCACTAATGGCACGACCCCAACAACTGGACTCGAGGTTTTGCAACTCGCTCCCACGTGTGTATGAGGTTTTACCAATAGCCAGTTCCTGAGCTGTGCCAATGCCGGGGCGCTGGTCATCAGGGGTGCGGTAGGCGTAGGCGATGCCCCAAATCATGTCAGGGTTATGGTCGCAAATGCCCTTAAACTCAAACTGGAGTGACCCAGTCGGGTAGGCCTTAATAAACATTTGGATTTTTGATTTAACGTCAATGTAGTTTGACATGTCAAAATTAGACATTTGTTTTCCTTAAATCTCGTAAACGTCTTTCGATTGATCTAGGTGAACGGCCCATTATTTGTCCTATTTCTTTGTGGGACAATTGCGGAGCCTGTTTTTCTAAACTTTTTAAATACGAATCCTCACTGGGAGTCCAATTTCTGTTCGAGTTTTTGGCCGCAATTTTGTGTCGGCGTTCTTTGGTTTTTTCGTCAGTAATTTCTAACTGCTCTACCGTGATGTTTTTAACTAATGACGCGGTTACGGTTATTAAACATTTATGCGTTTCGCCACGCCACCATACGGTGCAGTCTGGGCATTTAACTGGGTTGTTATAATTTTCCATTAGCGGTTGTACTTTCTGTCTAGTTCATCAGCGATTGGTGTATCTGACGAGTGGGTTTCACGATCATCAACATCGTCTAATGGTTGTGCTGCATTCCACAGGCTTCGAGCGAAAACTGCACATCCTAAAAGGACTGGCAGTAGCAGGACAGCCCATGTGGGCCATGAATCAACGGTTGTGCACACTAATCCAAAAGTGATGCCACCGATTATTTGTAAAGGTTTCATTGAGGGTTCCTAACTGTGTTTGGGCGTATGCCCGTGTGATTATTTCAACACAGTTGAAAAAGGTTTGCTACCCGCCACGCGGAATGTTATCTAATTGTTATTATGAGCCCTAAAACGCCTGTGATTATCACTAAACCAACTGTTCTCACTAACCATTCGTGCCGGCCCTCGAGTTTAGACACCCGCTTTTCAATATGACCATGCTGTGCGTCCCAAACTTCACGGCGAACAAATTGGGCTTCAACCATCGCTGGAATGTTTTTCACATCAGCTGCTAACTCATCGAGTCGGCGCATAATTTCAGTTAATGTTGGCTCATTTTGGGACATAACCGATTCCGTACCGTGTGTCGTTTGGATCTATCCAGTTGAGTGTTACCACGAGTACGGACCCTACTCCGGCATAAAGAGCCGCTTTCAATGTTGTCCATGAGTCAATTTGGCCTGTTGTAATGATTGTGGTGATGAATGCCGCCGCAAATACCTTTAGGAGGCTCTGTAAGACACCCTGCGCCTGTTTAATGCTGTCGTGGCTCATTCATGTGCGCCTTTAGGCTTAACAGGTTTAGCGGGTTTGAAAAGCGTTTCTGGGTCTATGCATTTGTTGTTGTACAAAAATGGGCTTTCGCGTACCTCGAGGTGCAGGTGAACACCATGTGCGTTACCTGATGCCCCAGCAAAGCCCAAAATCTCGCCCGCTTTGATATGGGTTCTTTGAACAACTTTAAGATTTAACTCTGATAGGTGGCAGTAGCCAATGTGCTGGTCACCTGACTTCACGATCACGTGAATGCCGTAACCTGTTCCCCAGCCCCCGAAACGGCCCACATGGATAATCTCACCATCTAAAACGGAATAAACATTATCGCCATAATCGGCGGAATAATCGGTTCCCGTGTGATACCCGGCTTTCCACACAATATTGGCATGGTTTTTTGTGCCAAATTTGCAGGTCACTCGCGGATTATCTACTGGTTTATGTGCCACGGTCATAGTTTACTCCAAATTGTCGTTTGTTAATGCTAATTGTGCGGTGATAGTCATTTGGTTTAGGCCAAATGTCCATGTCCAACCCTCAATGAAACAGTTTAAAGTCATTGTCCCTGATGTGGTGTCTGGGTCTGGAACGGTCACATTGACCCTTTTGCCACAAAATGTGTTGATAAGGCTGGAACGTTTAGCGTCAGTGAGTTCAGGGTTATGCAAATCAACACTGATGGTGGATGGTCGCCAACGCTTTACCACTGACCCACTGGACACGTTACTGAAAGCTGTCAGATAGTTGTTGGCTTTTGTTGTCGCATCAGCTGACAAATGAAGTCGGGTATCACGCTGGAACCTGCGTTTACCAAAAGTAGTTTTGGATGTGGTCCCTGTGGCTGTGGAGTCAGCACCTGTACGCGTTACTAAAATAGAGTTCAACACCATGCCAACAGATTGGGACAAATTAACGTCTGGCTTAATTTCGTTGAATCCGAGCGTGTAGGCGGTGCGACCTGTGCGGCGTGTGACCCCATCAAAATAAATAAATTGATCTATTGGGTTAAAATAAAAACAACCATTTACCTGGCTGGCTGTTTCGGCAATAAACTCGCCCACAATGTCTGCCTGTGCCGGGCTGATGGCATCGAGTACAAATGATGACCCAGTTTGGTCGTTAATGGATGGAACCAATGTTGGTGATGTCGTCCAGCACGCGCCAATAACTGAGGCGTAATCCCAATAGGACAATGCCTGACCAATTTGGGCCCCAGCAGTTCCCTGACTAATAGTTGGGGTTGTGTTAAATGATGCAAACCAAAGTGTTGCTGTCGGATCCATAGCTGTGATGGTGTAACGTCGCTGACCAACCCCATTACCATATGCAAAAAAGTTGTAGTTAATGTCCTGCACATAGCCGTAAAAAATTGTTACCGCGCTCGAGGTAGTAGGGTCGATGACCTGAATCTCAACAGATTCCATCAATTTGATGTCGTAATAATCCGTGGGCACAATGTCAAAGGTCGCAACCATTGGTTCAGGCTGGTAACCGTTAGAGATGCGGCCGCCTGTGATGCTTATGGTGTTGGCATCAACCTCGGTCTGATAACTACTGCCATTAACTCTTACATAAACATCAGGTGAAAATGCGGTCATGGGGTTACCTTTCCAGTAGTGCTCAAATTGCCAGCCGTGAGGCCATACTTTTGTAAGATTTTTGCAATCTCTTTAGCAGCTGAGGCTGAATCTAATGTGCCGTTCACATTGATTACTAGGTTTAACGCTTTATCAATGTTTGCCCTTTGAGCCCTAATAGCCGGGGTTTGTCTAACCATGCTCAACGAACCTGAACGCTGACGCAGCATGTTAATCACGTTCTCTCGAGGATTTGCAAAAGACTTATCCAACATTTGGTTTTCTTTGTAAACCCCGTATGCGCTCGCGGCTGCTAACGCGGCTCCACCTGTAGCAAAACGTCCCAATTTTTTGAGCAATCCACCACCCAAAGCCCCGCGCTCAGCGGCACTGGCGGTGTTCGCAGCAATAGTTAACCGACCATAAGCGCTAATAAGTGTTGAAATAGCGCTGGTAACTTTACTGACCCAAATCGTAATTTTGCCAACAACAAACAAACCCAACAGGACTTTGCCCCACTTAATCAGTTCGTCTTTATGATCCAACATCCATTGAATAGCGCCTTTAACTTTCTGCCCAAATTTGTAAGCCCCATCAGTGCCATCTTTCATAGCCTGATTCAAACCCTTATCACCGGTGAATGCCCCGGCAAAAGACTCAATGTTAGGCATAACCGTTTTTTGGATGTAATCCATTAAGTTCATCAGGATTGGCATAAGTTTGTAACCAATGCCCTCTTTAAACTCGCCCCAACGTTCAGTTAATTTGCCAACCTTACCCGCAAAAGTTTGTGCAGCTGCCGCTCCCTGACCAGCGGTCTTTTTATTGATAACATCCAGAATCTTATTGAAAGACATGCCCTTTAATTGGGCTTTACTGAAACCTAAACCCAATTTACCTAGTGCGGTGTTGTTACCCACATAGGCTTTAGCGATAGCGGTAGTTACCGTTTCGAGGTCTTTTCCCGTTGCGGCGCTTACGTTCATCGAGATTCGCATCAACTTTTGCGACTTTGACACATTCTTTGTGGCCAGAATTAGTTTGCCAAAACCCTTACGAAGTTTGTTATCACTAACCCCGTATTGTTTTTGCATCGCTGAAACAGACTTTTCAACCGCCGCGGCCATGTTTTTGTGCGCTTTCACATTGGCTTCAATGGTGCGTTTGAGTTTTACCTGCTCAACCTGATCGTCCATAGCGGCCTGAACAGCATCTTTACCAAAAGCAAATGCGGCCGTACCCATAGCAGCAAACCCGGCGGTGATTGCCATGCCAACCTTTTTGACACTACTTTTGAAACTGGCTAAATCTTTCTCAGCCTTAGATAGGTTTTTACCAAAGTTTTTTGTATCGGCAGATAAACCAATGACCAGCGAACGTCCCAAACTCGATGCCATAATTACCCCCGATTCCACTTAATTACAATGTTTGCAACACTATTCTGCCACGCATCAAATACATCAGGTGTGTAATCATTTGATGCTGTTTTAGTCCAGCCCGGTGTAACGCTCTGCGGCCATCCCTGTTTTTCATTACGACCAGTTGGTGTTTGAGCAAAATAAGGACCAACAATAGTTCCATAGCGAATAATGTTGGCTGATGCTCCACCACTAAAGGTTTTGCGATTATTACCAATACGTACTTTAGGTACACGATCACGGGATACAGATATTGCTTTGACCAGTTTGGGACCATAGTTACCAGCGTGACCCAAAATGGCATTTGTTAATTTTGGCTTAATTATGGTTTCTGCTATTTTGCGGGATTCCAAACGCAACTCATTATTCGCCTCTTTTGGTAAACCTTTGAGAGCTCGAAGTAACGCGTAATAAGAATCTGGATCCACCTGTGCACTCACTGGTTCTGTTCCTCCAAAATCTCGTTAATGGTCAGAATGTCTGACCATCCGAGGGAATCCCAATCCAGCCGTATTATTCCGAGTGTTGCGTACTCGAGCCTAAGCCGCTGGAGGCTTCCAGTGCTGTGGCTTTTGGGCTTTCAGGTTCACCAAAATCCGTGATTTCATCGAGTTGTAAAACCCATGTTTCGTACGGTTCGTTGGTTGCTACCTGCCGGGTGAGGACGGCCCAAATGAATACCGCCAAATCGCCCAAACCAATGTTGAGTTCATCTTTGGACCAAAGGTTTGAAAACTTTTGGTTTGTTACCCGTTCCCATTTGATGATGTCGGCAGGGATAGTGGTGACCGTACCTGCCGACCCATCATGGATGTATTCAATTTTGAGTTTCATGCGAAACCCTTTCTATTGCTAGGCGACTGTGATTGTTCCATCTTCGACTACAAAAGATACTGATGTGGTCAGAACATCGTTGGCACCACCACCGACTGGGGGAGCGGCTGGAAAAATGTTAAATGTGAATGTTTTCCCACCCGCGGTTAAGACCGCGAGATGTGCTGTATCTGGGTAAGACGTTGCAGCGGTCCACAGCGCCTGACACACTGATGCTGGCGATGTTGATGCCCAATCCTGATACAACTCAACATCGAGTGTTGCATTCTTAGCAGTTGTTTTGTATGAACGGCCTGACAGGGTTTCAACGACGGTTTGTTCATTTTCCATTGTTAATGTAGCTGATGCACAAACATCAACAAAGGTCACAGCTGTGCCAGTTGAGGGCAGTTTGATTGTCAGGACCAGATCATGTCCTGTTGTGTACGTTAGAGCCACTGCCCTACTCCTTTACTAATTGCGTGTAAACGCTCGCATCCACGGCCAGCACATTGGACGGTCCAACCTGCGTTACTGATGGCTGTGAAATTGAATCTATCTTTATATTACTCGGTAGTACGTCCATAAACTTTTCAATCAAATCCTCGAGGTTGAGCAACGCGGCCTGATTGTCGTTCATGGCAACCATGAGTGTCACTTTGAAATTTTGTTGAAAAACGTTTCGACTGATTGTGATGGGTTCGAGGTATGGCGAATTTGGCACCAACACAATCGAGGGCACCTGCATCGTTTCGGCAGGATAGGGGTAGACGAGGTAGCCGATACCCTCCAACGATTCTGCGAGCGCTTTTCTGGACTCACTAAAAGCACTCATCCAATCATTCCGTTCGGGTCACGTAAACGGCTGATAAGGCCTGAAACGCGGGTCGCTAATGATCGTCCCATCATGTAAGGGCCGGGCTGAAAATCTACGCCCTGTGCCTGACCACCGGGAACAGTTTGTGCATTGAAAACATCCATAGCAATCATTAATGCAGCTGACCGCACCTCTGGCACATCACTATACGTGTAGTTGGTGCTGGATGTCGCTGTAGCCATTGGTTTGTAAAACCGTGTTCGTGCTGATTCTGTGCTAGTTGTTGCGGCGGTAAAAGTGAATCCTGTTCGGTCTGTGACCGTGTAGGTGGCGTTGTAGTTTGTTCCTGATACAGCCACGCTATCGCCAACATTAAACGAATGGCGGCGAATTGTGTAAAAAAAGATTTTGCCTGAGTCCACATACGTGTTGCTGATCCCCACTGTGGAGTCGTCCAATAATGGTTTCAAAACATTAGTGGCGACACTGATGATATTGTTTAGTTGATCGTCAGGGTATAGGTCACCAACGCCCAATGCCGTTTTCAATTCATCGAGTGTGATGTATGCCATTACTTATCCTGTCTTTGATTATGGTGGGGCCAGCCTAAGCCAGCCCCACCCTAAAAACGCTTATTAGGCGATGTTGAAACGGCGAACGCCCGTAGGCTTCTTAACCGCGATTGCGGCGTAACCGTAAATGTTGATACCAACCTGACCAGTGGACAGGAGGTTTACCTGCAAACGGGTTTGTGGGGTTTCGTAGAACGAAACAGCTCCCGGCACGATGAGGAATGCTGACTCATCGATGAGGCCACTTACGGTGATGTTTGGATCAACGTAAAGGTTTGTTCCGAGTACCTGACCAACAATGCTCTGGCCTGATACAGCGCCCGAGTTGTTTAGTGGGTTATTCGCTGTGTAAAGCGCACGGCCTGAGCTATCAGCAAAGCCCATGATGCCGCTCCACCAGTCGGTGCTAGCAACGAGGTTTTGTGCGTACTCTGATGTTCCCTTAAATGCGGCTGCACTTTCGGTAGCGATGAACGACTGCAAACCTGCCGCGTTAGCGGTAGTGATTGCGGTGCTAGCAGTACCCGATGAAGTTAGCGCTGCAATAACAGCATTGTCCGTGGCCTTAGCGTAAGCACGTCCGAGTTCACGCACGAGTTCGTTGTAGAACACTGGCGATGAACGGTCCAACAGTTCGAACGAAACTTCGTTGTAACCGCTGTACTTCTTAACATCAACCGTTAAGTAGGTAGAGGTCATGCCAGTTTCAGATGGTGCAGCTGTTTCAGCGGTTTCAGCAACAGTTGGAGCGGTACCAATCTTTGGAATGGTGAAAGACATGCCAGAGGTTGGCAGTGACTCACGGGTTACAGCATCAACAGCTGGTCGGCCACCAAATGTGCTGGTAACAAACTCATTCATGTGCTGTGGCAGGGTCAAACCGGTGTTCGTGCTGGTGCTGTCATCAGCTGCACGAACCCATTGGCGGGACTGGTCGTCACCCTGAGCAGCCTTAACACTGTGCTCGAGGTAACTAGCGGCCGAGTTAATCGGCGAACGTGGAGCGGTGAACATTGGAGCACTAGCGACCACACGAGCGGCCTCCACAGGTGCAACAACATCCACTTCCTCTGTAACCTCTGGGGTTACGTCTGGGGTTTCAGACACTTCAATCTCCTCAGATTGTTGTGGGGTTTCATCAGTATCAGCGGATGCTGCTACCTGTGCGACTCTGGCAGAGTCAAACGCTGGATCAGTGACCAGCGAAACTTCTTTTAAAGATGCCTGTAAAACGAGCAGGAAATCTTTTTTTTGTACGCTGTCAATAATCTGCGCACCAACACTTAAACCCTCTCTAAGGCCATCTGAGGCCTCGAGGAGGCTATCTGTGCCCGCAGTTGTTGAGGCAATTTTGAATGTCGCATTAATACCCTTTGGTGTGGCAGTAAAGTCAGCCATTTTTCCAATAGGTCGTGTGGTGTCATGTTGGAGCAATAATTTGACGGATGCCGGGTCAATGTTGGAAAAAGCCGCAGCATCAAACATGACAGGTCCAATGGATGTGTGGCCTATTTCACCAAATGGAACAATTTGACCAGTGATGGTGCGGGCGCTCTGATTGGCTGTAACGCTAGGTGCGCTAAACGTTAGTTCCAGTTCCGCCATTAGGCATCCCCCCGATAGGTGTGGAGGGAGCCAAATCAACGAGGTCACGTGCCTCATCTACTGTAATGATACCAGCGGTTAATAGTTTAATAGCAATATCTGACTGCTCAGACGGGTTGCCACGTAAAAAGTCATCCATGTCAAAGCACACGTATTGTCCACGTGGGGTTACATCATCCATTGATAAACGTGCCTCAATTACTGACAGGTAAGGTCGTAAACCAAAATCTACGAGCTCACGACGTTTATCTAATTGGTTTGAATAAGTCATTGAGTGTTGTTCAGCACCAACATAATCGGCTGGGATTCCCATAAGTCGGGCAATTTCACCATTGGAATGTGATCTACCCTCAGTAAGTTGCATTTGCGCTGAATCAAAACCTAATGTTTGAAGTTTAATTGGGCCCTCAGTGTATGCGGTTGAACGGTCACGGCGGGCTGTTTTGAACGCTGAAAGCAAATTGGCTACGGAGTCAGGATCGAGGTTCATGCCCTCATTGTTGAGCACCATTTGTGGGACTGGCTCTGATGCCATGCGGTATGCGGCTGATTCCAGTTCAATGGCTGTTTTTAGGGTACGGCCGGCACGTTGCAAAATACCTTCATCCAGTCCCTGAAAAACAATAAGCGAACCTAAACCGTCATTTGGTAAGAGTTGCCCATCGATATTGTATGACTCGATAAGCGTACGGTCCTGTGAAAGGTTGTATGTTACGCGGGTCGGGTTGATGCGACGCATTTTGTATGGTCGCCCATCAGCTGGGGACACATCCAAAATCTGTAAATAGGCGACCCCGTTGAACATCAAATCATCAACTAGCCATGTGATTGTTACCGTACGGGGCACAGCGGGGTCAGGTTGGTCAATGACCTTACGGCTCGTGATCTGAATGTCCTGCGAGTTGTATTCCTGCAGCGGTAGTGATCCGATTGTGCCAGCGATAATGTTTCTGGCCCGGGCAACCGCTGGAACACTCATAGCCTGTTCACGGGTCACATAAGTAAACCCTGAAGCCTCATAAGGTAAAACAACAGTCCCAAAGCCTGTTGGCGTGTATGGGTAAACCTGTGCTTTAACAGATGTTTGTGGTTCAACCTTTCGGCCGTTAAATAATCCCATATCACTTCACCTTTAATGAGGTTTTGTCTATGCCAATGTTAGCTGATTGTAGACACATGGCGTACGATTCACAGTTCTGCGTTGGACAACCAGAACGGCACGCCATTACGCGCTTATCCTTGCGTGAAACATTCCAGATGTGTTATTAGTAACTGTGACTCCTGTTCCTACTGTTGGCACATAAGACGAGCCGAGAGCAGCGGTTCCAGCAACTAGGTAAGGAGGCAAATTGTAAATAAACCCTGCGCTTGCCGCTGCTGGTGCTTGCGCTGCCACAGAAAAACCTGTTGAGCCATTTATTCCCATAATAAAAGCGGCATAAGTAACTCCAGCCGTCAAACTTTGAGATGTAAATGTCGCTGTATTAGATGATGCAGTTGTAGCGACACTAGAGAAGCCGTTGTTACCCAACTGATTTAAGAATGTTCCAACGGCTATTGGTGTAATAGTAGTCGGGGTGCTTGGGTCATCTAAGGTTGCAATACCGCCGTAAAATGTTGGCGTTCCACTTGTTACACTGTAAGCGGTAACTGTATGGACTATTATTTTTGAAACAGTCATGGCGTATGGTGCAACAAAATAAACAACGCGCATTATTTGGTTTGTCAAAGAAACTGATGTAGCGACTATTCTTCGGTCAATAATGTCGTATCCTGCAGATGCCAAAGTAGCGTTACGTTGCCCATTGAGTGTTACGGCTGTGCCATTTACTTTGAACACATCTATGTTTGCGGACGTATTTATGTCCTCATTCAAAATTGTGCCGTTCAGAATCATTGTTGAAGTCACAGTGCCAGTGTCGCCTGTGCCAACCAATGTGCCTGACGTGTTTGGCAATTTGTTAGAACGTGTAGAGGTGGTACTAGGTGGTGTCAAATTGCCATACAGTGATCCTGAACCAACACTGAACCCAGTAGTGAAAGCACCATTGTTGCCAGTGACGTTTCCAGTGACAGTCAAAGAAGTGCCGGTGGCGTTGCCCATGTTCACAATGTTGCCACTGGCATTTGTTGCCACCAAAGAATCAGCCGCACCTGACGTTGTTGGTGTTGGGCTGACCTGTTGCCAAAATGTTTGTTCAGTTGCATCAAAAGATGAACCAGATGTGCCAGTCGAAATACGGCGATAAGCCACACCCAAATATTCAACCAACGCGCCCTTAGTGTATGAAGTTGATGCGGCCCATGTGGTAATAGCAACACCATTTAAGCCTGATTGGTCCAATGTTGGAACATCAGCTGCGCTAAGTGTTGTTCCAGACGATACGCGACCAAACTGGTCCGTGGTTACCTTTGTGTATGTTCCGGCCGTTCCAGCGTTTGCTAACCCTAACTGTGCGCTGGTTGATGTACCCGTATTGGTTAATTCACCCGAATCAACACCGATAACGCCTGATGGACCTGTGGCTCCCGTGTCGCCTTTAGCGCCCGTTGCCCCAGTCGCTCCAGTGGCTCCAGTAGCTCCAGTAGAACCAGTTGGGCCAGTTGGGCCAGTTGCCCCGGTAGAGCCCGTGTCACCCTTAACACCCTGCGGACCAGCCGTAGCATCAGTAATTTCAATAACCTGCTCAGTTACCGTAACATTAGCGACCTGTTCAGTAACAGTAACTTTTAAACTCATACGGTCACCTGACCAGTTAGCGACAATTTGCCCTGCAAAACACGGTAAATAGTGGACCCTGTTGTTACCTCGAGATCATACAAATATGTGCCCGGTGTAATGGCCCCAGATTGTGCAGCTGTGATAGCAACTGCAATAGTTCCCGCGGCCCCGCCCAACGTGATTCCTGAACCGTTAGTTAAGGTCAAAACAGCGGTCGAGTTCAAATGCTCTTTAACCTGCAAACGGGCAGTGTAATTAGTCCAGTTAATTGCTGTTGAATCAATGGTCCATGTGAAAGTACGGTCCCAACTGGACCCACACGGGACGGTCGCATTATAGGTAGCGGGTGAAATCATGACAACATCATACCGCTACAGTAATACCAACTTTCGGTATCTCAGCATGACCCACAGCCATCACCAAAGCAACCGCTGCAGGAATGGACCCTGATTGTTTACGGGCAATACGCCAACCACCATCGCTGGCAGGTCGCCTCGCACATGCAGCTAACTGGGAACGTATCTCTGGCTGACCAACATGTTTTATCCGTTTCTGGTTCATAGACGACATCGTTATATCGCACAATGTCGGAAACAGGGTTCCACTCCATGGGGTAGGTTCCGTCCTTATGCCAACCTTTTTAAGGTGCGCCGCAACATGCTCACATGCCCGTGGATCATAAGCGACTAACTGGGTTTTGTATCTACGAACAACACTAGCAATTTCGGATGCAACCTCTAGTTCATTTAATGGTTCATCCCTAATCCATGCATGACTGAAAACCCTTATCCCATCAGGTCCCATTTGGGCGGAAACCAGATAACATGTGGTTCGGTTAAAGTCCATGTCAAATGCCATAAAGGTTTGCAAATTAGGGTCCATAACTAATGTTCTGTCTAAACCTGAATCGTATTTTGCTAAATCCCACGGACTATCCAAAGCATCAACCCATTGGCATAACAGTTCAGTCCGTACGTTATCTGGGTGGTCGCGGGCAACAGAATCCTCCAATGACTCAATGCTGACCGTGTAACCCAGCGCAGGATTAGCCTGAGCCCATGCGTTACGGTCATCAATTTTGCAATAAGGTTCCGCGGACCATTCCCACCAACCCAGTCTGGGATTATCATCCGCTAATGCTCTGGAGCGCATGTCATTAAGCACAATGGATTCCAACGTCCCAGCATTTGATGTGATCCATGTTTGAGAGTTGGGCCGGGCGCGGGTTGTTGGCGCAGCTGCAGCCCATACCTTTTCATCAATTTCGCGTAACTCATCCACATACAACAAATCGGCACTAGCGCCACGGGCCCCATCAGCGGTTGCGGCCAAAATGCCATACTTCCTAATTCGGATGCATTTGCCCTCACATGGCGCTGGCCAATGGTGACACCACACCTCGATGCTTTCATTACCGTTGGTGCGACTAACACGTTTCAGTCTTTTGGCCATCCAGTCGCAGGACTCGATAAGTTCCAACACTTTCCACAATGTATCCAATGACAAACGGCGATTTTGCGCCATACCGTAAATCTGGGCTTCCCCAAAAATATATAACCCAGCCAAAATCCGCATTCGCATAAGATGAGTTTTCCCAGACTGGCGAGCAACCAAAACCCCAGCCGTGGACCTAACCCACTTACCGTCCTTATCAACTATCAGTGCCTGATCTAGAACGTGTTTTTGCCACTCCATCAACGGCAGATTTAGGCTTTCTGCCAGTTGCGCCACTAGCGGTCCGAGGCTTTGCCCTTTCACGGGGCTGCTTTGAATCCGGGGCCTTGACGAGCCGTAAATAATTTTCTGCGAAGTCTTTGCCATGATCTATCCCTATCGGTTGAGGAGCACCGCTAACGGCACGTGATTTAGGTGTAAGTTTCAGCGCATCCATCAGCTGTGCATGTTGCCTAAGCAACTGCGGCAACTGGTCTATATTGCCAGAGTCAAAACAGTAATCCAGCAGCTCAGACAAACGAACGAGAGTAGCAATAGCACCAACATCAATGGGGCCGAGATGGTCGCCACTGTTAGCCAAAGCAATTTCAACATTTTTAAGAATACTTTTTGCATTTTTATTCATTTCACTCCTCAGGTGGTGTGATTTTTCTCATCGGGGATTGAATCCTGCC